CTTTGGTGGCGATGTATCGCTGGCAGCAAATTATAGAAGCAGCAACAACTATGGTAATTTATTTACCAAAGAGCTACCAAATTGTGGTGATTTTCTCCATAGACTCAGCCTATCATTTGTGGTTATTTTCGGCTTGACATCTATCGATTTTTTATGTATAGTGAAATCTCAAAGGAGCGATAAATGGGAAAATGGATAACAAGTACGATGGATGTTAGAGTTCTTGGCAATAGAAGCTATGAACTGTTATCTATTATACGATATGAAGATGATAATGGCCAGATTTATGAAGCTCCTATTGGACTGAAGACGGACTTTGGTTCTACATGGGGTATACCTCTTATCTCTTCTAATATGGATGGGTTTGCACAGATGGCTTGCGCACTACATGACCATAACTATGAGACAGGGTTACTGTCAAGAGAATGTGCAGATAATCTCCTTAAGGAAAGTTCTTATGCAGAACTAGTAATGAATGGCATGGCAACGGATAAGGCAGAAGATTTGGCTAATACTTTCTACTATGGCGTTAGAATATTTGGTAGAAGTCATTATAATAAGAAGGAGGGTATAGAATGAAGAATTGGAAGACAACTATCTTAGGCATTCTTTCTTTATTGTTCACTATGTATAAGATTTATGCTACTGGAGTTGTAGAGGCACAGGATGTTGCAGTTATAACAGCTGGGGGTGGCTTGATCACAGCGAAGGATAGTAATGTAACAGGTGGAACTAAGGAGCAATAACAGGTGAGCCGTAGGTGAGCATGTATCATTACAAAGATGATGTGAGCGTGTAGTATAGCATACACATCACTATGTTGCTTACAAAGGGAGAAGAAGAGTGGGAAAGCCAGCAGCGGAGAATAGGAAATATGAGATACAGAACATCTGGGATACACATCGGCAGATTATGCGACTTCTTGTGACGGGGATGCATATTGTAGATGTGGCACGAGAGTGTAATGTAACTCCACAGACTGTTTCTAATGTCTCCAACTCTACAATATGTCGCAGGCAGATGGATCTTATGCGAGCAGCTGCAGACTGTGATTCAGTGGCAGTTGCTGCCAGGATTCAAGAGATAGCCCCTCTTGCTCTTCAGACGTTAGAGGAACTTCTATGTGATGGGACAGATAATGTTAAGATGAAGGTTGCTACTGATCTTCTTGATAGAGCTGGTCACGCAGCTGTGAAAACGATAAGGAATGAAAATACATCTTTACATCTTACAAGGGATGATATTCTTGATATAAAGAATAGGGCAAAGAGTATTGGCCTTTGCAGAGAAGAGCCTATTGATGTAGAAGTAGTTAACGAAGAGCAGGCGAGCGAAGTGAGCTAGAGTCGTTCAGTGAAGATCGCCAATATGATCTTTGGTAAATAATTTACCATAGAGGGAGAAGGAAGATGATAAAGATAGGAAAAGGAACTTATGATATATCAACAGGAGTTATTGCTGCATCTGGGTCGTATACAACAGAGGCGATAAGTGCGAGAGGCCTTGCTGGCTATTTCTCCCTCCAGTGGCTTACCACAGGCGATGGAACTATGAAGGCGGAGGTTCTTGTCTCCAATGATGGAGTTACCTTCTTTGATCTTGATGATGATATCTGCTCTGCACAGACAAAAACATCTGGTACATCTGGTGCAAGTATGGCTAAGTTTGAACTAACCATATGTGACCAATTCAAGATCAAATTTACTGAGACTGGTGCTTCTAACTCTGTCACCATAGTAGCTAAACTCAAGGCTTCTTAAGGAGAATATAAAGATGAAGAAAATACTATCAATCATAACCACTATTCTTATCCTCTCCTCCTCTGCATATAGTGCTCCATGGAGTTCATCTTCTGGCACAGGCACAGGCGACTTTGTCGGGCCCGCATCATCCACAGACGGTAACTTCGTATCATTCAATGGCGCGGGTGGAAAAACAGGCAAAGATAGCGGATCGAAGGCTGCTGATTTCCTTGGTGCGTCAGCAAAAGCAGCAGATGCGGATAAGTTGGATAACCACGATTCGGGTTACTTTCAAGTAGATCTTGGCCTAACAAAAGGGACAATGACTGATGGAAAATATTGTACTTATACAGCATCAGGAACGGTTTTAAACTGTAATTCAGATGGAGGAGGTGATGGTTCTGGTTCTATGACCTACCCTGGGGCTGGTGTTGCAAACTCTACCGGTTCGGCATGGGGAACATCCTATACCGTCGGCACATCTGCAAATAACCTTGTCCAACTTGACGGTTCCGGCAAATTGCCCGCTGTGGATGGGTCTGCACTGACGGGAATAAGTGGCGGGGTTGCTGGTAAGGTCTGCAAAACAATCACCAATCCGTCAGATGCCGACAATGTTCTGTTTGACATAGCCTCGACGCGGACAATCACAAAAATATCCGGTATTGCTGTTGGTGGAACATCCGCAGTTATAACGTTGCAGGATGCGGGGGCAACTGGCTCAGGTTCAACATCAATCGACGATGCAATTACAATGGACACGGACGGAGCCAATGGCGGAACAATATCCTATGCCGTCCATGACGGTGACATCATAAAACTCGATGTTGGTACAGTAACCGGTGTAGTCACTCAACTTATGGTGTGCTATGAGTAAGATATTAAAATCACTTATAATTATCATATGCCTGCTGGTGTCGTCTGTGGCGTTTGCTGCTAATGGGGATATAACCGCCGCCAGTATAGTTAACTCCGATCTTGGAAATGGATGGGTGCTGAAACTCGACGTCGAATCGTCCGGTGGTTCGGCAATCGCCATAGGCGGCACATATAACCTGGGGTTAGGCACAAACAATGACCCGACCAATGCTAAAATTACCTTGACCGTTTCTACCGCTGGTTTCGACCACGCAGGAAGCACGACAAATTACACCCGCACAATTTATGGGCAGGTGCGGATGCGCTTACCTGTATGGGGACAAGCCGAAGGAACTCTGACCAGCACCGGCACAAATCCGGCTGATGGTGATACAGTGACCATCAACACGACTGTATATCGTTTTAAAAGCACGATGGCGCAGGCGCTTGATGTGCAGATTGGAACTGATGCGGCCACTACATTATCAAATCTCAAAAAAGCGATCAACTTAACCGGCACAGGGGGGACTGAATATTACACCGGCACATCGGGGCATGCAACCTGCTACGCCGACGAACTTACAGCAACGACACTTAAAGTTTACGCCAATAACCTTACCGGCACGGGAACACTTTATCCGTCTGAGGATTCTGGAGATCAATTGTCCTGGGGAGCGGCCACTTTAGGAGATGGTACAAGTTATACTGAAAAAGGCGCAGAAACACTGGCTGATTCTGTTTTGAGTCTCTATATTATTTTATCCGATCACATCTATTCCGGGGATACTATTTCTGCGATATCTGTCACTGCTGGCGTATATTCCGACGGCACAACCTCAACTGGCACATATTCCGGCGCTGTGACCAACAACAGTACCGAAACACCATATAAGCCAGTCACAAACTGGACACGACAGCCGCGCGATCTTGTCGGCTCTACCGTTGACTTGTCAATGATCGGCGGCAGTGGCCATATGCTGAGCATGGAGCCTCTCGCCGCAGTGGTTTTTTCCTGTACGGACGCAACTCACACAGCCACCGCAACCGTTGCCGGAAATGCCATGACTCGTACCACAGACGGTTATGCCCAAGAGTTTTATCACTATGCAACCACACTTAATATTTCTACTTTGGGTGAAGGTGTTATAACTTGCAATTATAAAGCCTACCCGCATTTAGGTGCTGCTGGCACGGTCTTTGATACCAACGATAATTCAGCGCTTGCAGAAACGGCGTGGCTACCTCACCCGATTAAATTTTATAAGGATGCAGATAGCAATTATGGGCAATCATATGCTTATGTTGCTCCGGGCAATGCGCAATGTACGGCTGAAGGTGTGCCGAATACGTGTTGTTCTGGATCTGGTACTGGTACATGCACCGGCGATGACACAACGGCAGCGGCTTCTAATGTAGCGGCCACGGCTAAAGCATCACCTGCAGCAACAATCGAGAAGGCTATCAGTCTGGTTAATGCCTATAATGCGGCCAATTACTCCCGCACCAACACTTCTAACTCGATTATTTATTTAGAAGAAGGGAAATATTTAGGAACGGGAACCAGCATTGTTACCACGGAGTCTACAACTCCGACCTGCTATGCGACGATAACAAAAGACCCATCAGCGGCCAAAGCCAATGTCATTATCGCCAGTAATTCAAATTCATCTTATCTCTCAGTAGCAAGCCTCTATCTGCGACTGAAAGATGTGACTTTATTACAGGACGTGAACTCCTACATTCTGACCGCAGCCAGCAGTGGCATATGGGACGTGGATGGCGTGGCAATGACCGGCAACACAACTTACAATACGCCCAGTATTTTGGGCACTGGATTGTTATTGTTCCAACGCCGCAGCACAATAACCGACGCAAACATGCACCCCGGATTTAGTCAAATAAATATTGGAAATACTTTATCTAATACCAAAGATTTCGGTAGTCCTCATGTAATAATTGGGAACCATAAAGATGACGGCCCGGCGCTGAACGGCGTTTATACAGAATCGTCGTCCGAAGCAGGAAAATCAGATGGTGCAGTGATTTATAATAATGTGTTTAAGGGCCTGTTCGGTTCAAGTAACCTCTGTAAATATGATTACACTCTGGGATTGCTGATGGTACAAAACCTCTTTGAAATGGAAACTGACACCAACGATTCCGGCATAGCCAGTTTAGGGGTGGCTGATGGCAAAACTCTAAACAATATCATTGTCGTCAATAATAGTTTCGCCGGGGCGCGGATATTAGTCGGTTATAACACACTAAGGGCGCAGTCCCCCCATAATCAGTGGTTAATTGCCGGGAATATGTGCAATTACCTCGCTAACAAGCAAGATGATTTCCAGGATTCGACAAGCACTGGTTACCGGAAATTCCGAACAGGGGGATGGATTATCTCCTACGGAGTTAACTGCTATGGGAATATCAACTCCAAACGCACAGCAGCATTTTTACAGCGGTTTAGCGGATTATATTCGACGCTTGACGGCGCCGTTGATGTGGACAACGGATATCTGTTGAATGGTAGCGACCCTTATGACAATGGAACGGGAACTGGTGGTGGGAATTATCATCTGAAGTCAAATTCGCCCGGTGCTAATGTTATGGTTAATAAATCCCTCTGGCCCTACGATCTGGACGGCAATCGCCGCCGCGGAGAGGCTGAGGATGCTGGTTGTTACACTCGTGGGTTAGGGAAGGTATTCTAATGGGCATCTCCATTGAGTTCATCGACGAAAAGTATCGAACAGCGATCATCCGGGCCGGGGCAAATCATAACCGACTGGAAGATGATTTTGAGCTGACCGGTACGGTATTAATCGACGGTGAAAGTGCCATCCTCAAAGGGTTTGCCGGAGTTATCCCTAAATATTTTCGCAGCGATATGAAAAAGCTGCTGGGCGGTTTGGGAATTAAAAATGCCATCTGGCAAATAGACGCTTCGGAAGAAACAGCAAACAAATACAAAGGACACGATAAAGCATGAAAATAATTAAATATTTAACGCTTATTTTAATATTGTTTTACACTAGCTCGGCCTGTGCGACTACATACTATGTTGATTTTGCGAACGGTAAAAATACCAATAATGGATTATCCACAGCCGCGCCATTTGCACACATTCCCGGTCTATATGGATGCACAGGCAGCGGAAAAGGTTCATCATGATAATTACGTATGGAGCAATCGCGTAAATACGACAGGCGTATATTGGAATGTTTCTATAATCGACACTATGGAATGTTTAGGTAGGACGATACCAACACTGGGCGTTGATGTGTTCTCGGATGATAAAACGACACCTGGGGTAGGTTGCGGAACTTCACTTCCTAAAACTTGTACAGTTGGGCAGGGGCATTGGGTAACAACTCAATCATGTTCGAACCTGACCGGCATGGTAGGGGCAAATCCTTCAACTCCTATTTCCGGTACTCTTTACAAATGCACGGCTAAGGATACATGGGCTAAACATTACACACCTTACACTTATCCCCACCTTCTGCGTGGAGAAGTGGCGACGACGACAGGAACTATTTATAATGGCGCAATAGGGACAGGTACATATTAAAATTCGATTTAAAGGAGAAGAAATGTTTGATCTTAACACCGGATTACTGACGCTTAATTTAGTCCTTCTGGGATGGGTAAAGCTTGATCAAATATCTCTATGGAAAAGGGTTAACTCCCATAAACATAAAGCGAATTGTGAAAGAAAATGAGAAATTGAAATTGATGGCGTGCTGATTGGAGAAAAATAATGAGATACTTTACAGCAAAAGAATTAGTAGATAGGAAGACATATGCCAAGATGGGTGAAAATGCTCTTTCTTTATTTAATCCAGAAGCGCTTATCGCCCTAGACGACCTTAGAGAATATTTGAACAAGCCTATAACTGTGAACGATTGGCATAGTGGCGGGACAATGCAGTGGAGAGGCTATCGCCTCCCATCCTGTAAAGAATATAGTAAAAACAGCCAACACTCTGTCGGTAATGCTTTTGACTGTACCGTACAAGGATATACGGCAGCACAAGTTAGGACTATTATTCGTGATCATAAAGATCATGAACTGCTCAGGAGAATAAAAAGGTTAGAAGGTAGTGTGTCGTGGCTACACTTTGATTTAAAATCCGTTGATCATCGTATTCAAATATTTACCACATAAAGGAGAAAGGCATGGATGATACATTAGACATTGTAATAGAACTATTTGGAGGATAAATTATGAAAGATGTATCATTAGACTAGAAACATAAATAATAACTATGGTAAATAATTTACCAAAGGAATTAAATGAAAGCAGATAGTAAGGACGACATAAAAGGAATAATGGCAGAGTGCTTCTTAAGCACGAAGGCTACGACTCAGGTTATATTTGATGAGTCGTTCTATCGTCCTTTTGCATCCGTAACAGAACCTGTCTTTAATATCTTGGATAACGAAGCTATCCAAAAAGCAGTGATAAAGGCTCCTCGAGGATGGGGAAAGTCTACTACACTTAACATAGGATATGCAGGGAAGAAGATTCTATTCCGAGAAAAGAAGTTCATTGTTCTTATAAGTAGTACTGCTACAAAAGCTACAATGGAAAGTGAGAATCTTAAGCGGGAACTTCTCTCTAATCAGAAAGTGCGTAAGATCTTTGGGTCAGTTAAGACAAATAGTGTTAGTTCTGAAGATCTAGGGATGGATGAGTCATTCTCAAAAGAGATGTGGGTAGCTAATGGAGAGACTATTATCCTCCCTCGAGGTGCAGGTCAGCAGGTACGTGGAGTTAGATGGGGAAAACATAGACCTGATCTTATTATCATTGATGACTTGGAGGACCCAGAGGCTGTAGAGAGTGAGGAACAGAGGAAGAAGCTGAAGCAGTGGTTCTTTGCTGATGTTATGAATTCTATTGACCGTAAGGATAAGTCATGGAAGGTTGTCTTTGTAGGAACACTTCTCCATGAGAATAGCCTTCTTGCTGACCTTATAGCTGATGAAACCTGGCATAAGCTTGAGATAGACCTTTGTGATGATAATCTCTGTAGCAACTGGCCAGACTTTATGACAGATGAGGAGATTAAGGAGCTATATGACTCATATAGAAAACAAGGTCTTCTTGATGTCTTCGCTCGTGAGTATAGAGGGCAGGCAATAGCTAAGGAAGATGCAGTCTTCAAGGAAGAATACTTCCGATATTATAGTGAAAGCGACGAAGAGTTTCGGAGTAAACTATCTAGCTTTGAAAACATAGTCCTTATCGATCCTGCTAAGACTACAAAGGTCTCATCCGATTATAGTGCAATAGTGGGAGTTGGCGTTAATGTAGAGATGCCTCGCATCTGTGTACGGGATATAGATGCAGCTAAGATGCACCCTGAAGAGATATATAAACGAGCTTTCGATATGGCAGATCGTCTCGGAGCAAGAACTATAGGCTATGAAGTAACATCCCTTAATGAGTTCATAACATATCCTATAACAACATACATGCTGAAGAGAGGGAAGTTCTACAATCTAGTCGAGCTGAAGGCAAGAGGTAAGAAGGAAGATCGTATAGCGATGCTTAATCCCCTCTATCGCCTCGGCTATGTATATCATAATAAGAACGTCACCCAAGTTCTAGAGAGTCAACTAATGGCTTTTCCTAAGAGCAAGCGAGATGATGTAATGGACGCGCTTGCATATGTTGTTGAGATGCTCGAACTTGGAGAACGATACTTTGCACCTGATGATAAAAGTGGAGAGGAACCTGATGAAGATGAATTTGCAGATCTTGAAAGAGAATACGAACCTGCTCTTAAGAATTGGAGGATAGCATAGAATGAATATATTAGATCCAAATAGTAATAGTGCAAGTGCTATCACACTTAGTGGAGA